GGTGACCCTAGCACCCCTAGGCAACTCCACATACAACTCAGACTCACTCACACGCCTGTTAGGCAAGTTGGCCGTAAAGTCCTTTAGGTAAGTCCACGCTATAGCCTTAGACTGCGTCCTATACGGGGAGATGTACGCAAACCTCGGGCTAGTCTTAGTACATAACAACGCACCCCTTATGAGCTCATTGAGCGAAGAGACTGTCTTACCACTACGCCTGTGAGCGACCACCACTTTCCAACGCTTATCCGTCTCATGTAACGGAACAAACTGATCCCTAGGTACATACAATAGTTCTATCTCTTGAGTAGGCATATCTGCTGTGGGCTATGTTGTTGTTGGGTAGGGGGTTATTTATATTGTCTTATACGGCGCATACACGTACGGCGTTGGGCAGGTGGGGGGTCGATCTGAGTATACCAGTTGAACAAGGGGGGGTGGTTGATTATTGTTCAAGGGTATTCGGTTCAACGTCTATGGATTCAATTGTCTTGATGACTTTGTCTTTCGGTTGTCCCCATCTGACGACTAGCTCAGTAGGACTGTTGCCGTCTGTTGAGCCTAGTAATCCTTTGTCGCCGTATTTCTTATGGTTAAGCTTACTAGCTAGCCATTGTCTCGCGTGTATCTTCAGCTTAGCTGAGTTATAGTTAGTTTCGTCAGCTTCGTCAGCTATTGTAAGCGTTTCACTAACTAAAGCATCAATGCCGGCTTCACGCGCGCGGGCGATTGTAAGCGCAAACGTAGGTTCTAAATAGCATTTCTTCCAGAATCTACGTTCTAAGTCACCGCTATAACTACGTAAGGTTTTCTGTACGTTTTCACCGCTAGCTAATCTTGCTAGTAGTTCAGCGATGAAGTCAGGGTTTTCTAAGTCAGCTAGTGGCTTATCTGTTTTCTTTGGCATTTGTGGCGTTATTCTTAGCTCTCTAAGCTTTCCCTGGTATCTTCAAGCTTTCTTATAGGAATTGCTATACTTTCGGGGATTTACGATAAACTAAAATCAGTTATAAATACTTTATTTATCAATGATTTATAACTTAGTGGCCAAGCTAAGTCATATTTTTATATCTTTTTTACTTTGTTTAGTGTAAGGTAATGGCCGTCAAGTAACTCAAATAACAATTAACAATATATACAAAATGAATACCGATACATATAATGGTTATACAAATAAAGAAACATGGTTAGTACGTCTATGGCTTGATAATGACGAATATTCGCAAGAGTACGTCTTGCAGGGGGTGATGGATTCCTATCGTACTGATGTACCTTCCGCGACATTAGCTAACTACCTCAGAAACATGGTTGAAACGGCTAATCCTGAAACTGAAGCCAGTTTATATGCGGATTTAATTAGATGTGTACTGCATCGCATTAACTTCCGTGAATTAGCTGATTCTTACATCAATGACTATGCTAATGAGGTGCTAGCATAAAGCGCGAACCTATTGATTGGCCTGAGCTTATTGGTTGCCTGTTTGTTGGCTTAGTAGCTCTCTCGCCGTTTATTTATTGGGCATTATTTCATAAAAGTTGAATGTTTCTACCAGCTCCTGAGCTTTCGGGGGCTGCAGGAAGCACTTACGCTTCAAACAAATAACAATAAACGAAAGATATAAAATGAAAATATCAAAAACATGTAAAGTAGAGTTAATCGCAAGTACAGATGCAACCCGTTATATACTTAATAACCCGTACCTCCAGGGTAATAAGTTGATAGCTACTAACGGTAAATCGTTAGTCATGATTCCAGTTGAGCGGGATAGTGAGGATACTGACGGTCCAATCAACGTGGAAGCGTTCAAATTGTCGCGTAAGGTCTTATCAGCTATCAAAGATACCCAAATTATAGCAAACGGTCATTTAAAGGTATCAACTAAGGAAGGCCAAATGACTATGCCCCGTAAGGATTTAAACGGCGGTACGTTCCCTAACTGGGAAAAAGTTATTCCTAATGAAAACAGAGGCGGAAAGAAAATCTGTTTAAACGCTGAATTATTATATGACCTTGCCCAGGCGTTAGGTGGTAACGAAGTAGTCCTGGAGATATTAGACGAAACCAGTCCGATTGTCGTTAAAGGCCATTCTGATTACGCTATTCCAGGTTCAATCGGAGTTTTAATGCCAATTAAAATCAAATGAACCAAGACCCTTACGCAATCTGGGTGCCGTCCAATACTGGGCGGTACCTAGTAACATTCGCCACGCTAGACGAGGCGCATTTATTCATTATCAAATTTGGGGGCGGTCTTGAAGTCGTCACTAATACCTACGAAAACTACTAATATACGCAAGGGAATGCCGTTTAAAAGCCTTTTTATTGCTCGGGGTATATCTAGGTATACCCTGACTAGTCAAATGGCCTATAAATGGCCTTCCTGAGCCTTAAAATCACTAATCCATGAAACATTATAAATCATCTAAACTAGGCGAAGACGGGTACGTTGCTCCTAAAGGCGTGACTAATCTAGCCAAAAACTACCGCGAACATAAACTTGAGCAGGGCATTGTTCAAATGCCTATGAACCTAGGCATGGCTAATAAGCTTACCTTGATACGTATTATCCGCGACCAAGCTGAGCTTATTGAGAGACTGAAGCGAGGTGGTTAGGAAGCTAATTACCTTACAAAAGAAAAGCCCTAAGCTTAACGGCCTAGGGCTTTCTTATGGCGTGTTGTTATGATGTCGGGATAGCTCTACTTTTTAGTAGGATTCAAAATTTGTGTAAGTATGGAGTCGTGTCCGTCTACGTTGCAGGTTGTGTTCATAGACTTGACGAATAGTTTAACGGGGTTTCTTGTCAACTCATGAATTTAGACGGGCTTCCTAACGGCTGGGGCTGGGGACAAATCATCTATAAATCCAACTCTGAAGAGCCTCTCCAGATAACGGGTATCCTTTATCGTCCTGATAACTATTACCTACTCGAAGTCGAAGACCAAGCAGGTTGCACGAGATACGTTCATTTAACGCAGGTGCAAGACTCTAAGCCCTTAGGTATGGATATTGTCGGGGAAGGTGCTGATTAAGACGTTCCGCGAATCTGGAACTCTACTGTGTCCCTGTCATCTTGACGATTTCTATAAGGGGTGATTTCAAATTCAATCCAACCTAAGCTTGCTGGTGAACGGCCTGCGTCTACGTTATAACTGACCTTTCCGTTTTCGTAAGCCTTTAGGAAGCTTCCCGTCCTGCCAATCCAAGGTGTACGCTCTTTGACGTTTAATTCTGCGCCTGTTCCCGTACTGGTAAGCTCTAAACGTGGAGTTGAGGGTATACAACCGCGTTTATGGTCATGTCCCATGAGGTAGAAGTCTGCGATTGCGGTCGTAGTCATCTTTTCAATCGTGTTAAAAGTACCACCTACTGACATTCCACCCCCCTTCCCATGATGTGCGAATATATCGAGGCTATTGCGTTTATGAGGGTTGTTTTTGAATCTCAATGAGAGTCTGATAAAGGAACATACCCCTAAAAACTTAGTATTTAAAGCTGAGGCTAGGATATGGTCTGTTGTGTCGCCGTCATTAAACTTAAAATAGTGATTACCGCCTAACATACCTATCATCTTTCCACGCATAAAGCTAAGCTCATTGACTAAGGTCTTCGTGACGCCCTTGTACACATTCTGTAAAGTGGTTCGTGTTGTATCGTGGAGTCCTTCGTCTCCCAGGACAATACGTTCGCTCGTACTAACGCCGTCTGTATAGTCGCCCATTCCTAGAAACACCGCACTTTTCTGCGCCTTAGCATAAGCTAAAAACTCACGCCAATGATTGTCTGCGTGCATATCTGAGTCTCTATGAACATCACCGAAAGGGATAAGCTTAAAAGGTTTCCCGATTTCACACTCAATTTCTACCCGATGGGTCGTAAACAAGCCTGTAGTTTTCATTTTAGGGTAGTTCTACTAAGCTGGCAAGTAGTGGTCTTGTCAATACTATTACGTCATTGTACTGTTTTCGTGTATGTCGTAAAATGGTCTGTTTAGTTTATTTCTGGTTAATTGCTTGGCAGGCCATTTGGCAAAACTATCTTAAACTGTGTGAATTTCCATCATCTGGTGTTAGATTTGGTAATCTGTAAGCTCTTCGGGTGTTTTGATGTACTTAACTTTGCGTAGTCGCCAACCCGTAGCTCTCATCTTTTCTATGTCTTCTGTTAAAATGTGTCCTAAGTTTTTCACTCGCAAGTAATCCTCCAGGCTTATCTTTTTGCCCGTAAGTCTTTTTATCCAACCTTTGCTAGGAGGCCATTTCACGTTTAATGCTTCAAACTGAGCGTGTTTCCAACCCACGCCGATTCCACTAGCGCATAAGTCGCCTAATGTTTGTCTATTTAATGTTATTGTTTGCATAAGATAAAGTTCACTTTGCTTTCTCGTTTTAACTTAAAACTCGTAAGCCTCGTTCACGTTTTTCCTTTCACCAGCAAGGTTTGGGAGAATCGTCGCACACCAGAGAGTTGCTCCTCATCTCCAGATTTGAGCATAGTGCACCACTTCTGTAGATGTAGTGGGTATGTAGCCTTACTTAACAGATAAACCCCTTTTCGCATTGAGTTAAGCTAGAGATAATTCAGTCATAAACCCTCGTCTTCACTATCGGAGAAGTGGTCACTCCGAATAGGCACTTAAGAAAGTACAAAACCAAACTAAATCCCAATCTGCCGACTGTTCCCCGATTCTATGCTAACGGATGAAGTGGGAAATCCGAGGGACAAAAAAAAGCCCCTAAGTATGGGCAGATACGTAGGGACTTATGGAAGACCTCAAACTGTGGGAGTGAGACCTGGAAAGTGACTAGTAGTGCTGCCCGCACTGAAAGAACGTGGGCAACAGTTATTATTTTTTAAACAAAAGCAACTAGAAAAACTCCTGCCGAGGAAAAATGATAAACCCCGACAGGAGAACTATGACAATATGAATAATCAATAAACAAATAACATGACCACTGTTACTTTCTACATTTCGTGTTGCAAGTCTTTTTGTTAACCGCCAAGCTGATTTTCCTAACTATGGATCACAAGAGATATATGTCCCAAATAGGGAAAATAGGTGGAATCGCCCGAGCAGCCAAATTAAGTCCCGAGAGACGCAAAGAGATCGCTATCAAGGGTGCTAACACGAGGAAATCTAATCAGGAAGCTAAGAATTTGCTTGCCAGCCAAGTAGCTTCTGGTACATATGTTCCTCGTTATGATGAATCAAAACAATCCCTATTATGATAGTCTCGAGCCTGTGAATGTCGTTCCAGGTTCTCAATGGGCTGACACAAGAAACAACCCATTCAATAAAACAATAATTGAAATCACTAATGTTCGCGGCAAATTTGCTCAGTATAAATTTGTTATTCTGAACAACGAGCCTTGGGACACAGGTAATCTATTTTCTGTGGCATTAGAGAGATTTCATAACTCATGGATACACCCTGAATCAGAGCAAGCTAAAGCAAACAACATGGGCTTAAGCCTCGAGGATTACAGAACATTCGTACAAGAACAGGAAAACGAGGAGCAGGAATGGCAAAAGTATCTTCGTGAGAAACGTGGACATGACAAGTTCTACGACAGGGAGGAAGCATCAATATGAAGCTATATAAAGACGAAATAAGAGACGTGTATGAAGCTTTAAGGGCATATCATACAGACCTTGTAGTCCAATTAGACAACATACAGTGCATGAAGAACGTGCCATACAATGTTATGGCTACTTACAAGATGAAGATGGGTAGTTTAACGCGAATTATAAACAGATTTGAAGAATATAATAAGCTATGAAACCCGAGATTGTTAAAGAAATCATTCAGCTCTGCGTATTCGTTCCATGCTTTCTTATTATTGCATGCGCAATCATTGATTTCAGAACTTACAAACGCCAAATACGAGCCAATCGTGAATGGCTAGACAACTACCTTCATGGAAAACGTAAAATCGATAAAACAATAAAGAAATAATATGCCAACCATCGCCACAATAACATCAATCAAGCCAACAGGGGACAACTTTGAAACCCCTAATGGCGTCTATTGGCCTTATAAGGTCATACTAAGTGACGGGACTACGGGAGAAGCGTCTAGTAAGACACAATACCCAAAATACCAAGTAGGTGAGGAGATAGAGTACGAGATAGTACGCACCATAAAAGGGCTTAATAAGCTTAAAATAGGTAAGCCTGGTGGGTTTGTACCAAGAGCCAAAGCACCCGTACCTACTCCTGCTAAAGACCCGTTTAACCCTCCTACGACTAATAGCATAGCAGCTAACAAGTTTAATGCTGACGGCATGGAGCGTGGAATGTGCCTTAAGATGGCAGGAGACTTCCTATTACATAATTACCGCGTAGCAGGCCAACCAGCCGACCAAGCAGTAGTATGCGAGGAGCTCGTCAACTGGGCTGAACAAATCTTAGCAGCTTCAAACAAGCTCAAATGATTATACAACGTTCAAACGGCAAGATTGAGAGTATAGTATTACAACCATCGACTCTTCACTGCTA